TACTAAACATGCCTTAGAATCGTCTGGTCGGTACTCTCGGTCGTCTATCCTTATATCAGATATTAGATTACTAATACCATAAATTGGGGAGGCACGCTTTGTAGTACCAATCCATATAATTCTATCATTAGTTGTATGGTCAGTTGTGTGTGTGAAGAATAAACTATTCTCTGATAATTGCATTGGTTTGAGCGTGGTGTTATAACCATCGTCATATGCTAAGATTCCTTTGTCTGTCAATGTGAATTTACCTATTCTTCCCATTAACGCATAGATTGCTCCATCTTGCGTCACATGGAATGGAGCATTTTTAGCATTATCCGCACCAACAAAGAGAGGAGCATAGGTAGTATCATCTACCTTGCAAGCTTCCATATTCTCGGTATTTCCGAAATATCCAACCTTGGCAGTTCCGTCCTCGGACTTCGCCCAAAGGTGCTTAACCTCGATTTTATCTGCATCAATCAGGTTGGCATTGAGCTTGCCATCTTCAAACATCGCTGCCTCGTCATTGCCGTTGAGCACCTTTATCTGGTCGCCTTTCAGCACAACTTTACCATCGCCTATCACTATACCGCAATTGCCCATATCCTTAACCAACTGAGAAAAGTCTGCAAGCTGACCGATACTCATCTCCTTGTTGGTAATGAGCGTAACTTTCTCCCTGAATACCTCTTCATTGTCAGTACGTGCCTTGCGGTTGACACGCTGCGAGGCAAAAAGATGTACTACCTTTTTCATAGGCTATTATCCTCCTTTTAATGAGTGCTGATATAATTGTCTATAACATCCGTAGCTACAGCCTTCGCCTTCGTGCGCCACTTCTGCATAGATTCATACTCTGATTCATGCTCCTCATCATCGGCATCAAGCTTCTTGCCATCCGCAATTTTGGCAAGATTAGCGAAATGGTTATTGATGATAGCTTGCATCTTGTCTGTAGGATAAGCGGATGAGACGATTGCATCAACAACCTTACCTCGCTCCAAAGGCTGCTCAATACGGACAACGTGTGCGGCATAAGCCATTCGGGTAGTTTTTTTGCCTTCGCTGCTACCCATATTATTTTCCAACTCAATCTGCTCAACATCGAAATTGATGCGAATATAATTACTCTCATACTCAATCAGACTAGGTGAGTAATCAAATGTAGACTTTCTAATTTCCATGATAATATCCTTTCTTTTTAAATATTATACTTTTATGCTTTTGTTCCTACAATTCTGAAATCAGGGTTTCCACTCTGATTCATTCTACGCAGCTTGCCCATAAATGGGAACTTTTTGTTGTCTGAGCACCATCGCAACTGGTCAACAAGTTTCTTATTGTTAGTAAAGAACTTAAACTTCTGTCCATTTTCCTCAACGCTAACAACATTACTCTTCCCCGATTTATGAACCTTGCTATCTACGTCAAATTCAACATCAAGAAAAACGATAGGTCTTTCAGCGAAGTAGCTTGCGCTCATTCTCTGACCTTCAAACATCTTCTTTCCGTTTGCGTCCCTGTCCTCAATTTCGGGCATATCAAAATCTTCAAAACTATTCATTTTCGTTATCATTCTCCAAAGATTAAAACCATTACAATGCATCAACCACCCTTTATAGCTCATAGCTACTTGGTATCTCCTCATTGGGTCTTTAAGGTTATGCATCTTCTTTTTGAATTTCTCCTTCATGCGCTTTCTTAACATTGTATGATTGAAATAAAATCGGTAACCGACAAAATCAAGGAAATGAGCTTCATCAATTATCTGCATTCCGATATTATCGTGCAACTGCTGGTGCATCACTTCATCAGCATATTTCAATATGAAGTTGATGGCTTTCCATACTTCATTCTTGTTTTTACCCAATATAATGACATCATCACAATATATCTCTACCTTAACATCAAACTTACTACATACCAATCTACACAATATACTCATATAGAAATTGGTAAGTGTCTGAATAGGATATAGACCAATACCTAGACCTTTCGGTAAGGCAAAGATAACTTCATGCAAAAGTCTTCTAACGCCTTTATCGGTAAAGAAATCACACAGAGATTTGTATATCTCCTGCTGGTCTACGTTCTCATAGAATTTAACGAAGTCAAGTTTGCAATAGTACAATCTTCCACATGGCTTATTCTCGTCTATCCATCTTTCTGTTCTGCGCTTCGCATAAATCATTCCTCTGCCTTTTACACTTGCCCCACTCTCTATGTAGAGAGCTCTTATAAGGTACGGCATCAGAATTTGCATCAAGGCATGCTGCTCAACGTGGTCTGGGTAGTACGGAAGCTTATGAAGCTTTCTTACCTTACCGCAAGGGCATCGTCTCATACAATCGTGCCCTTCGCTAGTCTTATAAGTTCCATCTATAAGACTTCTCTGTAATCTCAAAAGATTACCATTATAGTCTTTATCGAATATCACAACTCCCTTCTTGCCTTCCTTACCCTTGCGTGATTTCCTTACCGCAATATTGAGGTTAGTCATATCACTAACAAGTTCTACTCTGACCTTTCTATGTTTCTTGCGTAGCTTTGCCTTACGCTTATACGCCAGCTCTTGTGCGTCCGTCATTTCTATATCAACCAATATTTCAAAAATCGCTTTCCTTATCAATAGGCTTTCTACACTCTCGGCTCACTGGATTTCGGCACATACGTACAACTGTATCACTTACTTGCGAGAGGGGACTCTGTTGCAGTAGGACATACCCAACTACTCATACCCAACGCCTTTAATCTTCGCTCTGTCAGAATAAATATTCCTCCATCGAGACAGGTTCAATCATGTGCTCTCTCATCCAAAAGCTATCTCGTAGCTTTACGACTTGCGAGGAACAGTGTAAATTATATCGTCATTCTAAAAATAGAAATCTTGTGTAGTAATTCAAGCGAGCGCCGATGTTCGTCCTCGAGTTCGAGAAACCGTTGTTCGAGTTCGCATACGAAAGACCGCATTGCGACCTGTTGTTAGCGTTACCCCCAACGTTCAGCAGCTCCATGATGTATCACCTTTTCTTCACCCACTCCGTGGTTGTAGAAAAACCTTATCGCACGGAATTGGGTTGTTTATATTTTTGTGCTTCTGCGAATCCTATTATAAGGAGATTTCAACTTTGCAGTTTCAATCTTGCGTTTTACATTATTTTTATTAATTCTCTATTTCTGTCTAGCTCACTGGCAGATGTGCAGCCAACGCTAGGCGTTGTCTCACATCGCCATAAGCTCCGAACCGCTTACGATTGTCGGGTTTCCATAGAAAGCCAAGCGAGCGCCGATGATCGACCCCGAGCTCGAGAAACCGTCGCCCGAGTACGCAGACGAAAGACCGCATCGCGACCTGTAGTTAGCGCGACCCCAACGCTCAGCAGCACGCCACTTGTCGAAGCCCAGAATCCATCGCAGTAGTACGTGCTATCACCGCCTCCTACTGCTTGCGGAAACGCATCCCAATATGCACCTAGTGTCTTTCGTGTAATAAACTCTCCATTAGCTGATGACGGAATGGTAAATTTTCGCCCATTTGCCGTATTACTTACCTGATTACCGCTATAGACAACAGCGTATCTGGTATCTCCATCCATGTAGAAACGGATTCCTGGACGGAACTCCCAAAGCTTACCCCATAAGTCCTCGAATCCGAACAACTTAACAGGATATTGGTTACCGAGAGTAGCATCATTATATAGTATCTTTCCACTACCATCTCCGAGAGAGATACATTTACCCATTACAACATTACGGCATGCTTCCCAATTACTATGCTGAAATCCCGAACCGATAACTGATTGGCTATTGAGGTTACCAAAACTTACCTGATACAGTGCTTCTATAAGGCATTGAAATCCGTAGTTAGCAAGACCGAATTTAGAACCAAGCTTTTGTGCGCAAGACCAAAAGCTACTCATAGTCCTAGAATGCGATGGCGAAACGTTTGGTCTGGAATGTCCTACACTATTACCATCTACATACATTTCGTAAGCACCTACCCAATTAGGAGAATCGAAGGTTTTGCCACCTGAGATAGGGAATAGACCACCGAATTGCAAAGTCTTATATCAGCCTTGAAATGGCAATCGGGAAGATGAACCATCGTCTCATACTTAGAGGCATCATCCACCTGTGTTCCGTCAG